CGTGGATCTCGGGCACCAGCCCCAGGGCACTGACCTTTATGGCGAGGCGGTCGGCATCTGCCAGCTCGTGCTCGACATCCTCGACTCCTGCTCCCTCCATGCGCAGCAGGCGGGCGCGCACCACGTGCGCGTAGACGAGCGGAACGACGAGCTCTTGGCGTCGGGCGTGCTCGAAGCCGGCGTCGAGCTCGTGCCGTGCCCGCTCGAGGTCGCCGACCGCCACTGCCACGTGCGCTAGCCAGATGTGAATGTCGGTGACCATGTGCCGGAACGACGAGCTCTCTGTCACGAGGCGGAGCGAATGCTCGAGCGCTTCCCGCGCCTCATCCCACTGCCGATTCAAGGCGAGTGACTGCCCGACGTGGAAAAGGAGGAACGCACGGACGCCTACGGTCCCGCCAAGCGCGTCGAAGGTCTCGAGGGAGCGCTGAACGACGCCGAGCCCCACCCGGTACTCGCCCCGCACCCGGCTCTCGACGACGGCGTACACCCCAAGGACAGCCTGCGTGAGACGATGCCGCGGACCACGATCGGCAAGGGACTGCTCGATGAGTGCGGCGCCCTCGGTGAGGTGCCCGCTCAGCACCAGTGCCGCACCACCGACGCCGCGTAACATGATCCAGGGGCTGTACATGAGCGGGTGTGCCCCCACGTCCAAATCGTCGCCACAGAGCGCGATGCCCGCCTCGCTTTGGCGCGCCGCGACAGACAGGTCTTCCGCGAGGTAGCTGAGAAAGGCGCAAGTCCAGTGTAACGCGAGCTGCACGTCGACGTCCCCTGAGCGCTGGGCCTCGGCGAGCGCTTGCCGTGCCAGCGCCGGGCCACCGGGCTGCCCAGAATAGAGAAGGAAAACGGCGTAGGCGGAGTGACTGCGCGCCAGCGACGACAGGTCTCCGGCCCGCTCCGCGAAGTCCCGCGCCTGCTCGAACAGCGCCCGACCCCGCTCGAGCGCCACCCCGCGGCGCGCCTCGATTGACAGGAGATCGGCGCGGGCGGCGGCGGCAAGCGCGAGCCGTTCACTCGTTTCGGGCAGCTGCCCAAGCAGATGACAGACCCGTTCCCAGTGGCGCACGGCGCCGGCCGCGTCGGTCAAGCCCGCCTCCAGCGCCGCTTCGCGGTGCCAGTGCGCGGCGGGCTCGATCTCGCCCGCTTGGTCCCAGTGATACGCAAGCAGGGCCGGTGACTCGGTCCCCTCCTGGAGGACACGCGCCAGGGCCGCGTGCACAGCCCGGCGCCGCTCCTGAAGCTGCGAGCCGTAGGCCACCTCATGGGTCAGCGGGTGCTTGAAGGCGTACTCCGCCACCGGGTAGAGGGCGCGCTCGAACAGAAAATCCAGATCGCAGAGCAGTCGCAGCGCACCGTCCAGCTCGGCAGCGGCGAGCGGCGAGCGGCCGTGCGCCTCGATGATTCGCGCCAGCAGTGGCCTAGCGAAGTTCCTGCCGATGATCCCCGCGGTCTGCAGCACCCGCTTATCGCGCTCCGCCAGCCGATCGATCCTCGCCGCCAGTACCGCCTGCACGGTCGGGGGAATCTCCACGCGATCCACGGAGCCAACCAGTCGATACGACCCGGGAGCGCCCACCAGCTGCTCCGCTTCGATCAACCCCGAGACCACCTCCTCGGTGAAGAAGGGATTGCCTGCCGTACGCGCTTCGATGACCGCCGGCAACCCGCCAACGCTCGGGTCCGACCCGAGCAGCTGCCCGAGCAGCGCCCGGATCGCCTCGCTGCCGAGCGGCATCAGCGGCAACTGCTGGTAGTCGGAGCGCTGCATCCAGTCGGCGCGGTACTCGGGGCGGAAGTTGACCAGCCACAGCGTGCGCGTTCCCCTTGCGGCTTCCACGAGCTGGGCCAGGAGTGCGTCGCTCGCCGGGTCGATCCAGTGCAGATCGTCGAAGAAGAGCACCGCCGGCTCACGCTCACTGCGGGCACGCACCAGGCGTCGAAAAAAGTCGTGGAGCTGCTGCTGGCGCACCGCCGGATCGAGCTCCTCGACCGGCCGCTCGGGATCCGGCACGCGCAGGAAGTCCCAGATCAAGGGCAGGGCGGTGTCGAAGGCGTGATCGAGCAGCAGCAAGCGCCCGGCGATCTTCTCGCGCGCTGCTCGAGGGCTGTCGCCGTCGGCCAGACCGAAGTAGCCGCGCAGCATCTCGAGGATCGGCAGGTATGCCACCGTCTTTCCGTGCGCCGGGCAGTGCGCCTGGTGCACGACGATGCCTCGCGCGCGGCAGCGCTCGGTGAACTCGAAGCAGAGCCGGCTCTTGCCGACCCCGGCCTGGGCGACCACGCCGACGATCCGCCCCTGTCCAGCCAGTGCCTGCTGCAGCGCCGCCTCGAGCATCCCCATCTCGCTGTCGCGGCCGACAAATGTAGACAGTCCTCGCGCCCGCGAACGGTCCAGGCGGGTGCGGAACGGGCCGACCCCCTCCAGATCGAACAGCCCGACCGGCTCGCTCACGCCTTTGACCTTGGTCCGACCCAGATCCTGCAGCTGGAAGTATCCCGTGACCAGACGTGTCGTGTGCTCCGACAAACAGATGTGCCCTGATTCCGCCAGCGCCTCCACGCGTTGCGCCAGGCCGACGGTGTGTCCCTGGGCCGTGTAGTCCATGCGCAGGTCGTCGCCGATCTTCCCCACTACCACCTCACCGGAGTTCAGGCCGATGCGCACGCCAAACGGGATGCCGTGCCTAACCCGTACCTCGTTAGCGTATTCGCGCACCGCGTCGCGCAGGTGCAGTGCAGCATAGCAAGCTCGCTGCGCGTGGTCTTCGTGGGCGATAGGTGCGCCGAAGAGGGCCATGATCCCATCACCGGTGTACTGGTTGATTGTGCCCTCGAAGCGATGAACGCCCTCCGACAAGATCGCGAAGAACCTATCCATGATCTTGTGCCATTCTTCGGGATCGAGCTGCTCGGCCAGATCCATCGAGCCCTTCACGTCGGCGAAGAGAACGGTCACCTGCTTCCGCTCGCCCTCAAGAGAACTGCGAGACGTTAGGATCTTCTCGGCGAGGTGTTTCGGCGTGTAGGACCGGGGGTCGCGTACGGCCGAAGACGCCGCCATTTGAGTGGCGGGCGGCGCGGCTACCGCGTTCCCCGACCATGCGAGCGCGTTCTCCTCTCGCTTGGCTACACGTTGAACGTCGACCAGCTCCTCAATGACTTCTTCCAGCGCGTCGCCATCGAGCTCGAACTGCCGCCGCAGCATCCGTAGCGACAAGCGACCGTTCGCCTCGAGGTGGCGCCGAACCTCCCGAACGACGTCGAGGAGATTCATCGCGCCGACTCTGCCAGCAGTGTCGCGATGCGCTCGGCGTGGCCCGTTGCTCCCATCTCTACGAACAGCCGATGCGCTTCGGTGAGCTCACGCTTTTCCGCGTCGGACTCTCCCGTCAGCCGGTAGAGCTCGCCCCTCTCGGCGTGAACGTGCGGCCGCCAGCGATGTGCGCCGGTTTGTTCGATCAGTTGCGACGCCTCATCAAGGAGCGTCTCGATGATCTCACGCGCGCCAACGCCTTCGAGCGCAAGCAAGCATCGAACGCGCAAGATCGTTGCCTCGCATTGAGGGACAGGCTGACCCTGTCGCTTGGCGAGCGCGATTGCTTCCCCTGACATGTCTAGGGCGCGTTGCGGGGATCCGGCACCCAGAAGCGCTCGCGCATGCGCACTGATAAAATTCGGGGCGAAGTCACCGCAAAATCCCGTGCGCCAGATCTCGATTGCTCTCTCGGCATTCGTGATGGCGAAGTCCCACCGTTCATCGAGAACACTAGCGACGGACAAGAACCAATGGCCCATTGCGCGCGCTTGGTGACTGCCACTGCGCTCCGCCGTCTCGGCAGCCAATCGCCCCCAATTCATAGCCTCCGGACCTCGGTCGCCTCTTACATCGCGGAGCGCGACCTGGGTTATGTTAGCCCAACTGCGGGTTTCATCCGGGCCGTGCTCCTGTGCCAGCTCGAGCCCGCGCCGCGCACACGCTTCTGCTTCCCGGATGCGGCCCATCTCCAGGAGCGGGAAAACCCCGACGACATAGCTTACGACGTAAGAGCTGTAGCCCATGAGCGGCGTGTCGAGATTCGGGTCGCCGCCGCTTCGCTCGCGGACGTCCTGTGCGACGGACCATGACTCCGCCAACCGCCCCTTGGCATAGAGTGCGTAGAAATGATCGACGCCGACCGCGCTATAGGCGGCACGATCGCCAGAGCGGGCAGCGATCCGGTTGGCCTCCACCACGAGCGCCAGAAACTCGTCCACGGCACCCTTGTTTTGCAGCACGGTGGCATAGGCGTCTGTCAGGACTGCGAGCGACGCGTCATCGCCGAGTCGTTCGAGATCGCGCCGCGCAGCGGTGAAGATCGCTGCGGCGTCGCTGCGGGAGCCGTCAATGCGGAACCCGAGCATAAGAATGTTGCGACGTGCTTCGATCCGTAGCCGGATGGAGTCGCTCGAGTCCTCGGTGTCGGGAATGAGTTCGGCGACCCGCCGCCAGTAGACCAAGGCTTGCGTGTAGTTGCTCAGGCCGATCCACCTTGCCGCGCGTGCATGCCAGCGCGCCGCTGCGAGATTCTCGCCCGCCTCCTCCCAGTGATGCGCAATCAGCGCCGCGTCTTCGTCGAGGTCGCCTGACAGATCCTCGATGGCGCGCGCAACGGCTGCGTGCGTCTCGGCGCGGCGCTCCTTCAACTGCGAGCGACCGGCTACCTCCTGCGTCAAGGGATGCTTGAAGGCGTACTCGACGTGGGGGAATAGGGATTCTTCGTAGAGGAATTCGGCGTCCCGAAGCACTCGAATCGCGGTCTGAAGCTCCGAGTCACCCAGACCGCAGATGCGCTTGAGCACGCGTTCCGAGAGCTTCTTGCCGATGACGGAAGCCTGCTGCAGAAGCCGTTTCTCGCGCTCCGGCAACCGGTCGATACGGGCCGCCAGAACTGCCTGCACCGTTGGAGGCAACACGAGCTCGCTGAGCGGTTGCATCAGGCGATAGGCACCCCTGGAGCCTTGGAGCGCGCCGGTCTCGAGCAGACTCTGCACGACCTCCTCGACGAAGAAGGGATTGCCGCCAGCACGGTGATGCACGATCGCGGCCAGGCCGTTGATGCTGGCGTCGCCGCCGAGGAGGTCGGCGAGCAGCTCACGCACCGCCTCCTCCCCCAACGGCGCGAGCGGGAGCCGCAGAAACGATGGCGATTGCATCCACGCAGCGCGATATTCGGGACGGAAGTTCACCACTATAAGGCCGCGCACCGTTTCTTGTGCCTCGACGATCTGAGCCAGATAGCCGTCAGTGGCGGCGTCGAGCCAGTGCAGATCCTCGAACAGCAAGATGTCCGGTTTCTCACGCTGTGCGTCAGCACGTACGATGGCGCGGAGGGCGGCATACGCGCGCCGTTCCAGCGTGTCTGGATCCATCGGCGGCTGTGGACGTTCGGGGTCGGGTACGCCGAGCAGATCGAAGAAGATCGGTAGATCGTCCCGCAGGCTCTCGTCGAGTAGCAACAGTCGCCCGGCGATCTTCTCGCGAGCTGATTGTGGCGGGTCGCTTTGCTGGATTCCGAAGTAGGAGCGGAAGAGCTCCAGCATCGGCAGCAAGGGAACTCGCCTGCCGTGGGCGACGCCGCGCGCCTCGAGGATCTTGAATCCGCGGCTGCGGCAGCGCTCGGCGAACTCGAAGCACAAGCGGCTCTTGCCCGTGCCCGCGTCGGCCACCACACCAACCGTCTGCCCGCGACCTTGAAGACTGCGCTCCAGCGCACCCTCCAGGGTCGCCAGCTCCGCGGCGCGTCCGACGAACTTTGAAAAGCCGCGTGCTCGCGAGAGCTCGAGCGGATTGCGTAGCGACCCAAGGCCCTCGAGCGCGTAGACGTTCACTGGTCCGCTGGCGCCTTTGAGCGTGACCTCTCCGAGCGAGCGAAGCGCAAAGTAGCCTTCGACGAGTTGCGCGGTGTGTGCTGTCAGATACGCGCTACCAGGCTCGGCCAGCTGCTCCATGCGCTGCGCCAAGCCGACGGTGTGCCCTTGAGCGGTGTAATCCATCCGCAGATCGTCTCCGATCCGGCCCACCACTACCTCGCCCGAGTTGAGCCCCATGCGGGCGGCGAAGCTCACCCCGCGGGTGCGCCGCACTTCGTCGGCGTAGGCGTGGAGCGCCTCGCGCAGATGAAGCACGGCGAGACAGGCCCGTCGCGGGTGGTCCTCATGCGCGATGGGCGCGCCAAAGAGGGCCATGATGCCGTCGCCGGTGTACTGATTCACCGTGCCCTCGAAGCGGTGCACGCCTTCGGTGAGGATCTGGAAGAAGCCGTCCAAGACTTTGTGCCACTCCTCCGGATCGAGCTGCTCGGCCAGATCCATCGAGCCCTGCACGTCGGCGAACAGCACGGTCACCAGCTTGCGCTCCCCCTCGAGGGCGCTTCGAGAAGTGAGGATCTTCTCGGCGAGATGTTTGGGAGTGTACGAGCTTGGGTCCCGTTCGTTGGTTTTACCGGCCGCACCGTCGGCGAGAGGCGCTCGACATTTCCGGCAGAACTTCGCGCGGGGCGAGCAGCTAGTCCCGCACGATGGGCACCCGCGCGCCAAGGGCCGACCGCAGTCCTCGCAGAACACCGCGTCAGCTTCGTTGGAAGCGCCGCAAGAGGCGCAATTCACAGGCGGAGCTCCTTCGCCACGCTGTCGGCGTGGCCCGTAGCCCCCATTTCGACGAACAGTCGGTGCGCCTTTGTGAGCTCGCTCTTCCCCGCGTCCACGTCTCCCGTTAGTCGATGCAACTCGGCGCGCTCGAGGTGGACGTGCGGCTCGAAGCCCCGCGCGCCGGTTTCTCTCACGAGAGCGAGCACACGCCCGAGGGCGGCCTCAATCACCGTCCGTGCGCTGATACCTCCCCGCCGGCGGACGCGGACCAGGGCGAGCTGTGCGTCGATCTCCTGTATCCGCGTCTCGCGTTGTTGCGCCAGTGCCAGCGCCTCCTCCGCCCGCGCTCGAGCGAGCTGCGTTTCGCCCGCACCGGCATAGGACTCCGCAAGGTACGCTAGAAGCGTCGGCTCGATGATCAGCCAGGTACGGTGATCTCGCGTCAGCATCAGCGCACTCTCAAAGGCCCTAATGGCAGGCGGCCATTCTTCGGCCAGGGCATGAGCCATTCCGAGTGCCCAGTTTGCGAAAGCTACGGCGAACGCATTGCCGGCCTTGTCGGCGAGCTCGACCGCGGCGCGGGCATGATCAAGCGGCCGCACGACGTTTCCGCCGAGTCGCGCCAGGTAGACCGCGATCGCTTCAATGTAGCAGAGGACATCGAGGCCCCGGTGTTGCTTGGCAAGTTCGCGGGCGCATTTAACCTCGTGCGCCGCCTCTTCGAACCGGCCCATTGAGACCAGCGCGTACTGCCATGCGCTCGCCATGTTCAGCAACGGGCTGATGCCGTAGAAATCGACACCCGCCGTCGGATCGTTTCGAAGGAGATCCGATGCCCTCTTGTAGCCTTGATCCGCTAGAGCCAACGGTCCGAGGTGTGCGTACGCCGTAATAACGAAGTCGTGAAGCGCACCAATCAACAAGGGATCGCCAGTTTGCTCCGCCAGACGCACGGCTTCGAGAGCATGAGCGAGCATATTCCGCGCGTCGCCCTGACTCATCTTGATCGAGCTGTAGAAGTTCGTGAGCAGCGCCCGTGAGCGAAGGTCTCCCGTGCGCTCGGCGAGCGCCCGACTCTCGGCAAACAACACATCGGCCTCGGCATCCGACATGCCCGTGCGCCAAGCCGCGTTTAGGAGCTCTCGACTCGCCTCCAATACGAGCAGAACAGTTTCCGCCGACTCAGGAAGTCCCGCGGCGAGGGTCCTCACTTTCTGCCAGTGGCGTGCCGCCTCCGCGAGGTTTTGTTGTCCCGCCCACAGCGCCGCACGCCGATGCCACTCCGCCGCACGAGCCAATTCGCCGGCCCGCTCCCAGTGAAGAGCCACGAGCGCCGCACGCTCGTCCAACTCGGCAGGATGCAGCTCCGCGATCGCGCTCGCCACCGCCGCGTGCATCTGTGACCGGTGGTCTCCGAGCTGTGAGCCATAGGCAACGTCCTGCGTCAGGGGATGCTTGAACGCGTACTCCGCTTGCGGGTAGAGCGCCTCTTCGTAGATGAACTCGGCATCCATCAGCGCATGAAGGGTTCCGGCCAGGTCTCCGTCGCCGAGATCCGCGACCCGCCGAAGTATCGGCTCCGAGAAGTTCTTCCCTATCACCGAGGCCCTTTGCAGCAGGCGCTTCTCTCGCTCAGGAAGTCGATCAATGCGCGCTGCCAAGACGCTTTGCACAGTCGCGGGTAGGCCGATTTCTTCCACGGACATCCCGATCCGGTGCGCGCCCCGTTTTCCCAGCAAGGCGCCCGTTTCCGCCAAAGCCTGAACGATCTCCTCGATGAAGAATGGATTCCCGCCTGTTCGCTCTCGGATGAGTTCGATCAAGCGCCGTAGTGACGAATCGGTGCCGAGAAGATCGCCGAGCAGCTCCTGAATCGCCTCGGAGCCGAGCGGCAGCAGTGGAAGCTGCTGGCAATACGAACGTTGCATCCACGAGGCACGGAACTCGGGGCGAAAGTTGAGCAGCACGAGCGTACGATTGGCGGGCGATATTTCGACGAGGCTCTCGATGAATTCCAGGCTCGCCCGGTCGAACCAGTGCAGATCCTCCCAGAGATGGACTGCCGGTTCGCGAGCGCTACGCGCTCGGGCGAGTCGTCGCATGACGTCGAAGAACTGTTTCTGGCGCGCCTCTGGGCCTAGAGGCGGAACCGGCCGCTCGGGGTCCGGCACGGCGAGAAAATCGAACATGAACGGCAGCCCGTCGGCCAGCGTTCCGTCGAGTAGGAGCATCCGCCCAGCGATCTTGTCACGCGCGGCTCTCGGTGAGTCTTGCTCGATGATGCCGAAATACCCGCGCAGGGACTCGAGGATCGGCAGCCACGGTATGCCCTTGCCGTGGGCTACGCCGCGTGCCTCGTAAACGCGGATCTCCCGTGCCCTACAGCGCTCCGCGAACTCCGCGCAGAGCCGGCTCTTGCCGAGCCCGGGATCGGCGACCACTCCCACCACCTGACCGCTGCCGGCGACCGCCCGCTCGAGCGCTGCTTCTAAGACCGCCATTTCGCTTGCACGGCCCACGAACCTGGTGAAGCCACGCGCCCGCGACAGGTCGAGACGGGTCCGGACCTGCCCCAACCCCTCGAGTTCGAAAACAGGGAACGGTTCAGTGAGCCCCTTGATCTGAGTTTCACCAAGGGCGCGCAGCGAGAAATAACCGGACACCAGCCTCGCCGTGTCGCCTGCGAGAAGTGCCTTGCCCGGGTTGGCCATCTGCTCCATTCGGGCAGCCAACCCTACCGTGTGCCCTTGTGCCGTGTAGTCCATACGTAGATCGTCGCCGATCTTCCCCACCACGACCTCGCCGGAGTTGAGTCCCATCCGAACGGAGAAATTTAGACCGTGCTTGAGGCAAATCTCGTCTCCGTAGCGCTGCAACTCCTGTTGAAGGTGGAGCACCGCGTAACACGCGCGCTGGGCGTGGTCCTCATGGGCGATAGGGGCTCCGAAGAGCGCCATGATGCCGTCACCGGTGTACTGATTGATCGTGCCCTCGAAGCGGTGAACTCCGTCGGAGAGGATCGCGAAGAAGCGATCCATGATCTTATGCCACTCTTCGGGATCGACCTGCTCAGCGAGATCTATCGAGCCTTTCACGTCGGCGAAGAGAACGGTCACCTGCTTGCGCTCGCCTTCGAGGGCACTTCGCGACGTCAGGATCTTCTCGGCGAGGTGCCTCGGGGTGTAACGGCGGGGGTCGCGGATGGACGCCGGCGTGGCGGCCGGGGGGCTGGGCGCGCCGGCCTGCAAGTCAGCTCCACAGCCGTTGCAGAAGCGGGAGCCCTGGGGCGGGGTGGTGCCACAGCTCGCGCAGGTCCGCACCAGCTTCGCGCCGCAGCCGTTGCAGAAGGCGGAGCCGGCCGGGACATCGTGGCCGCAGGCGGGGCAGATCATGACGCGATCTCGCGCGCTAGCCGCTCGGCGTGCCCGGTGGCGCCGATGGCTCGGTAGAGTTCGAGCGCCTCCCGCAGTGCCCGGCCGGAAGCGGGTACGTCGCCGAGCGCGGCAGCCAGGCGCCCACGCATCTCCAGGATGCGCGGCGACAGCGAACGACCCTCGATCGACGTAACCAAGTGTTCGGCACGTTCGAGGGCGGATTCGATCTCCCCGCGAGCCACGACCCCATCCGTCGCCAGCAGGACCCCTGCCAGCGCGAGCTGCGTCTGCGCTTCGTAGTAGCGGCAGCCCCCGGCGCTCGCCAGATCGATGCCCTCACGCGCGATGGCCAGCGCCTCGGTTCGTTCGCCAATTGCAAGGTGCGCCTCTGCGAGTGAAGCCAGCACGCGCGGAAGGTATCCGCGCAGCGTGCGGCGATCACGAGCGATCGCGGCACTCTCACGGAGTGCCTCGCCAGCGGCGCTGGGCTGTGCGGTCATCAGATACGCCGTTCCAAGGGCAAAGTGCGTGAAAACTCGGGACGACTCGTTGTCGAGCCTCTCCGCGATCTCGACACCACGACGGCCGTGTTCCAGGAGAGACTCGGGATCACCGCACGTGTAGGCCAGGTCCACCCAAGTCGCGTGCACCCAGCTTAGTACCTCGAGGTCTCGCGCTTCCTCTGCCACGCGCTCTGCCTCTCTTACCCGGCTCCACGCCTCCTCGAGCCGTCCCAGATACATAAGCGCCCATGCGCGGACCGTGAACGCGGCAGCTCTCGGGCTGAGTCCGATGATCTCCTTGCCGAGCACGTTGTCCGTTCCAACCTCCTCCAGGACCCGCGCCGATGACTGCAAAACCGCCCGGCCATCGCCTGCGCAGACGTGCCCAAACGTTGGGAATATCTCAACCGCCGCGCGCAGGGCCCGATCGTCGCACTCGGCCGCGATTCGCGCGCCCTCCTCGCCGTAGCGTACGTAGTCGAGGGTGGAGCCTGCGATGCTGAACCGAACGAGGCCGTAGAAGCCCGTCAACATCGCGAGAGTACGACGATCCCCGGCCCTCTCGGCCAGTGCGCGGCCCTCCTCGTAGACCGCGGCTGCCTCCGCTTCGCTGCCCCCCATCCGCCAGCCGAGGGCGAGAAGTTGGTGACACGCTTGCAGTGTCAGCTCGGTCCGCTCGCTCACGTTCTCCACGCCGGACGCGAGCTCGCGCACCCGGCGCCAGTGTCGGAGCCCTTCACGCGGGTCGGAGAGGCCCGCCCACAGCGCGGCACGCCGGTGCCAGCGCGCCGCCGCTCCAGTATCCCCCGCCTCCTCGTAGTGCTGCGCCAGTTCCGCGGCGCGTTCATCGAGGTTGCCTCCCGCCTCTTCGAGTGCCTGCGCCACCGCCGCGTGTACCCGCATCCGCCGCTCGCGCAGCTGCGAGCGCTGCGCCACCTCCTGCGTCAGCGGGTGCTTGAAGGAGTACTCGAGCTGCGGGTAGAGCGCCGCCTCGTACAGAAACTCCGCCGCCACCAGCGCCGAGAGCGAAGCCCCAAGCTCCGTCTCTCCGATTTTCGCGACGCTCGCCACAACCCGGCTGAGCAGTACCTCACCGAACGTCTTGCCGATCACCGCAGCGGTCTGAAGCACCTGCTTCTCGCGCTCCGGCAGCCGATCGATGCGCGCGGCCAGGACGGCCTGCACGCTCGCCGGGACTTCGAGCGCCTCGACGGCCGTCGTTAGCCGGTAGGTGCCTCGCGCTCCCGCGAGATGGCCATTCTCCACCAGTGACTGCACTACCTCTTCAATGAAGAAGGGGTTGCCCTTAGTGCGTGCCTCAATGGCGTCGGGCAGCGCAGCCACACTCGGGTCCTCGCCAAGTTGATCGCGCAGTAGCGCCCGAATCGCCTCTGAACCCAACGGCTGTAGAGGCAGCTGCTGGTAGTACGACCGCTGCATCCAGCGCGACTGGTACTCAGGACGGAAGTTGACGAGCCACAGATCGCGCGTTGCTGGCACGCTCTCAACGGCCGTCTCCAAGAAGGCGTCGCTGGCGCCGTCGAACCAGTGGAGGTCCTCGACCAGCACCACCCGCTCTCCGTTGTAAGCCGGATCGCGCAGCACCCGCTTCACCACTCCGTGCAGACGCTTCTGCCGCTGTTCGGGGTCGATCGGCGGCGCTGGGTTCGCCGGGTCCGGCACACCGAACACGTCGAAGAGAAGGGGCAAGGCCTCGCGAAAGCTCTCATCCATCAACAGCAGCCGCCCGGCGACTTTCGCCCGTGTAACTTCGGGATCGTCGCCATCGGCGATCCCGAAGAAGGCGCGCCAGAGCTCCAGTATGGGCAGCATCGGGATCGACTTCCCGTGCGCGACACCGTGTGCCTCAAGAACCGGAATTCCACGCGCCTTGCAGCTGTCGAGAAACTCGGCGCACAGGCGCGACTTGCCCGTACCCGCATCGGCCACCACACCCACCACCTGGCCGCTACCGCCCCGCGCGCGCTCGAGCGCCGCCTCGAGGACGGCCATGTCGTGTTCGCGTCCGACGAAGCGCGACAGGCCGCGCGCCCGCTCGCGGTCGAAGCGGGTGCGGAACGACCCCACGCCTTCGAGCTCGAAGAGCCCGACGGGCTCACCCACTCCCTTGACCTTGGTGCGTCCAAGCTCCTGCAGCTGGAAGAAACCCTCGACGAGCCGCGCCGTGTGCTCGGAGATACAGATGTGCCCAGATTCGGCCAGGGCCTCCATTCGTTGTGCCAGGCCGACCGTCTGTCCCTGAGCCGTGTAGTCCATGCGCAGATCGTCACCGATTCTACCAACCACCACGTCGCCGGAGTTGAGGCCGATCCGCACACCAAACGGAAGGCCGTGCCGCACCCGCACTGCGTTGGCATATTCGCGCACGGCGTGGCGTAGATTGAGCGCCGCGTAGCAGGCACGCTGTGCGTGATCCTCGTGGGCGATCGGAGCCCCGAACAGCGCCATAACTCCATCGCCGGTGTACTGATTGATCGTGCCTTCGAAGCGGTGAACGCCCTCGGAGAGGATCGCGAAGAAGCGGTCCATGATCTTGTGCCACTCCTCAGGATCGACCTGCTCAGCCAGGTCCATCGAACCCTTCACGTCGGCGAACAGCACCGTCACCTGCTTGCGCTCCCCTTCGAGCGCGCTTCGAGAAGTGAGGATCTTCTCGGCGAGGTGTTTAGGCGTGTAGGAACGGGGATCGGCCGCGCGATCGGTGGCTGCCTGTCGCGCCGCGACCGGAGTGCCGCACTCGTCACAGAACTTGGCGGTCGGTCGGAGCTCGCCTCCGCAGCTCCCGCACCTGCGCGAAAGCGGCGCCGCACACTCCTCGCAGAATTTCGCTTGCTCGCGGTTGGGATGTCCGCAGGAGGCGCAGTTCAAGGCTCGATCTCCCTCGTGATCTCCGCAGTGCGAATCGTCGCGCTCATTCCGCTACGGCGAGCTCGCTCACCAGTCGCGCGGCATGTCCGGCTGCCCCCATCGCCTCGAAGGCATGCCGCGCTTCCTGCAAGAGGCGCGCGCCGGAGGGGGCATCGCCTAGGACCGCGGCGAGACGCGCGCGCTCCTCGATCACGAACGGCGTCAGGGCGCGCGCGCCCGTCTCGGCGATGAGGGTCTCGGCGCGGGCGAGGCATACCTCGATGGCATCGCGCGCCGCCGCACCCTGGAGGGTGCGCAGGATCCGCGCTCGCGCGAGCTGCGCGCGCGCCTCCCAGGCGCGGGTGCCGGCCTCCTGCGCAAGCTCGATAGCCCGCTCGACCGTGGAGCGAGCCGCCTCGCCGTCGCCGAGTGCAAGCCGCGCCTCGGCGACGTAAGCGACGTGAAGCGGCTCGAAGTCCTTTGCGAGCGGGAGCGCCTTTGCCCGATCGAGGGCGTCGAGCACAGCACGTGGTTCCCCGGCGGCGAGATGAGCGCGTCCGAGCGCGTGATACGCCATCGCTTGCGAGAACGGGCTCCCCGCTCGCTCCGCGTGCTCGAGCGACTCGCGGGCGTGCCGCAGCGCGTCCGCAGCATTGCCGGCGTAGTCATTGGCAATGACATGGATATCGAGGGTCCAGCTCGCGATCTCCCACTGACCGAGCTCGCGCGCCCTCCGCAAGGCGATCTCGACGTCCGCGACGCCGGGTGCCAGCCTCCCCATCTCGACCTGTACCCAGCCCCGGCGCGAGCGCGCCCAAACCTGATACGCAAGGCCAGCATCATCGAGTGTCGCAACGTCACCGCCGATCTCGAGCGCCTCATCGTACAGACGTAGCGCATCATCTAGGCGGCCCGAGGAGATGTAGGCTTGTCCTAGGCCGCTGCGGACGTTGGCACGCATCCGCACGTCTCCCACCTCGTCGGCGAGTCGGCACGCCGCCTCTCCGATTTCAACCGCCTTGGCAAGCTGGCCGGTCAGAAAGTAGGCCGGCACCAGGGACTCTTCGACGTCCAACCGACTGCGAGCGTCACCCTGGCGTGCCGCGATCTTGCGAGTCTCGACGGCGAGGCGTTCGAGCTCCTCGCGAGAAAGACCGACCCGCCACGAGGCAGCCATCAACATGGACCGGGCGCGCAGCCCGTGCTCGCGCGCTTCGGCCTTTTCGAGAAGCCCCGCGGTGAGGGCGCGGACGCGGCCGAAGTGCTCGAAGGATCTCTGGACATCGCGCATCCAGAGCCACTCGGCGGCCCGCCGATGCCAGCGAGCGGCGGCGAGCGCCTCGCCCGCCTCCTCCCAGTGATGAGCGAGGAGGGCCGCCAGCTCGTCGAGCTTCTCCGCGTATGCCGCCTCGATCGCGCGCGCCACCGTCGCATGCGTCCGGCGCCGCCGTTCCTGGAGCTGGGAACCGAGTGCCACCTCCTGCGTCAGCGGGTGCTTGAAGGCGTACTCGGTCATCGGATAGATCGCCTGCTCGTACACGAACTCGCGCGCCTTGAGCGTGGCCAGCGCCGCACGCAGCTCGCCCTCGGGCTGCTCCGCAGCGGCTAGTAGGATCGGCTCGGCGAACACCTTGCCGATCACTGCCGCCGCCTGCAGAACCTGCTTCTCACGCTCCGGCAATCGGTCGATACGCGCCGCCAGCACGGCTTGCACCGACGCGGGCACAGCGAAGCGCTCGATCGGCGTGACCAGGCGATAGTTGCCGCGTGTTCCCTGCAGGCTGCCCGACTCGATCAGGGTCTGCACCACCTCTTCGGTGAAGAACGGATTGCCGCCCGTGCGTGCGTGGATCGCCTCGGGCAGGCCGCGCGTGTTCGGGTCGTTGCCAAGCAGGTCCTCGAGCAGCTTGCCGATCGCCTCCGGCCCGAGTGGGGCCAGCGGCAGCTGGCGGTAGTACGACTTCTGCATCCAGCCGGCGTGGTACTCGGGGCGGAAATTCAGCAGCAGGAAGCTCGACGACCCCGCGATCGCATCGACCCATTGCTCGAGAAAGACTTCGCTCCCGGCATCCATCCAGTGCAGGTCCTCGATGAGCGTCGCAAAGCTCTTGGCTCCGCCACGCGGATCGGCGCCTTGCACCATGCGGCGCAGCACGCCGAAGAGCTGGCGCTGCTTCGCGTCGGGATCCATGCGGGGTACGGGACGCTCGGGATCCGGCACCCCGAAGAACTCGAACAGTACCGGCAGCACCTCGCGGAAGGTCTCGTCCAGCAGCAGCATGCGGCCGGCGATCTTCTCGCGCACCGTGCGGTCACCGTCCTGCTCGGTGATCCCGTAATAGCCTCGAAAGACTTGCAGCATCGGCAGGTACGGAATGTTCTTCCCGTGGGCCAAGGCGTGCCCCTCGTTGATAGTCATGCCACGGGCTCGGCAACGCTCGGCGAACTCGAAGCACAGGCGGCTCTTCCCCGTGCCAGCCTCCGCCACCACGCCGACCACCTGTCCGTGACCGGCCTGGGCCTCCTCCAGCGCAGCTTCGAGCGTCGCCATGTCCACGTCGCGCCCGACGAAGCGGGTCAGACCACGGCTCCGCGAAACGTCGAAGCGCGTGGCCGCCTTCCCCGGGCCGGCCAGCCGATGCACCCGCAGCGGCGCGCTGGCGCCCTTGACGGTGAAGGCGCCCAGGTCCTCGAGGTCGAAGTAGCCGTCCACCCGCGCGGCGGTCGCTGGGCTCACGTAACAGGTGTCGGGCGAGGCGAGCTGCTCCATTCTCTGCGCTAGGCCTACGGTGTGTCCCTGCGCCGTGTAGTCCATGCGCAGATCGTCGCCGATCTTGCCGACCACGACCTCGCCGGAGTTGATCCCGATGCGCGTCGATAGATTGGCCCCACGCGCGCGCTTCACCTCGGTCGAGTAGCGGGCGAGCTCGCCTTGCAGATACAGCGCGGCGTAGCAGGCGCGCTGGGCATGGTCCTCGTGCGCTATCGGAGCGCCGAACAGCGCCATGATCCCGTCGCCCGTGTACTGGTTCACCGTGCCCTCGAAGCGGTGCACGCCGTCGGTGAGTATCTGGAAGAAGCGGTCCAGAATTTTGTGCCACTCTTCGGGATCGAGCTGTTCGGCGAGGTCCATCGAGCCCTTCACATCGGCGAACAGCACGGTGACCTGCTTGCGCTCACCTTCTAGGGCGCTCCGCGACGTGAGGATCTTCTCCGCGAGGTGCTTCGGTGTGTAGGAGCGCGGGTCCGGTGGTTGCGCAGGCTTCGCGGCCTCAGAGAGCGGCTTCCCGCACTCCCCGCAAAACTTCATCGCCGGGGGGTTCTCGAAGCCGCAGCTCGAACACCTAGCCTTCAGCGACGAGCCGCACTCGCCGCAAAACTTCATCCCGCTAGTGTTTTCGAAACCGCAGGCTCGGCAACGCATCGACGGTCCAGGGCCGCCAGCACGGTAGACCCGCGTGTTACGAGGATTCAAGCAACCGGCGTGCAGATCGCGTTCTCGGCATAGTCGCCTAAGTTCCAGTCCCCTCCGAGCAGAGACGTCCGCGACTTTCGCTATCGCACGGCTGAGAAACCCGCGACACCCTCTGCGCGAACAGAACTCGGGGCGTGGAGACCTGCTTCCGCAAGAGGCGTGGTTCAGAGGATTCGTACTGCCGTGGCGATCCGCGAGCCGCTTTGTCACGGGCTGTCGTCGTGGCTTCCTCAGTTCTTGGACTTTCCCAACCATGCTCGTACCGCACCCCGATCGATTGGCGACGGCTCTTGTTTGCTAGGCCGGCGCCGTGCGAGCCCACCCATGCGCCCGATCTCCGATACGTCGGCGGAGCGGAGGACTTCGGCGTGACGGAAGCGTTTGACAGGACCGACCTGCGTGTTCTGTCATCCTTCGACAAAAAGGGAGGCTGCGATGGCGACAGAGACCATGGCGCTCACTCGCGACGAGCTGGTCGCGCGGGCGAAGGACCTCGGACCTTCGTTGCGCGAACGAACTTTGGAGGCAGAGCAGCTGCGCCGCCTACCGGACGCAACCGTCGCAGATCTACGGAGCGCCGGCCTGCTGAAGGTGTGGCAGCCGAAGCGCTTCGGTGGGCACGAGCTCGGCATTCACAGCCATCTTGATGTGATCTCTGAGCTCGCCAAGCATTGCGCTTCGACCGGTTGGGTAGCTGGGGTCGTTCATGGGCACACGTGGATCTCGGCACATCTGAGCGAGAAGGCGCAGGCCGAGCTCTATGGCAGCGATCCCGACTTCATCACCTGCGCCGTCATATCGCCGACGCGCTCCACGGCCAAGCGCGTTTCCGGCGGCTATCAGCTCACCGGCTTTTGGCCGTTCGGCTCCGGGTGCGAACACTCGCAATGGATGTTTCTCGGCGGCCAGGTGAAGGACGATGCCGGCGCCATCGTAGATGAAGGCGAGTTCCTGATCCCGACACGCGAGATCACCATCAACGACGATTGGTACGTCGCCGGGCTCAGGGGCACGGGGAGCTGCTCCGTGACCGTGAAGGACTTGTTTGTGCCGGAGCATCGCTTTCTGTCGATGGGTCATTTTTTCACCGGCACTGGCGAAGGACTGAAGCGCAATGACTCTTGGCTCTATCGCTGCGCGCCGGTGCCAGTGCTCGGCCTCGCGCTGTGCGGTCCTGCGCTGGGCATTGCACGATCGGCGCTCGAGACCTTCCTGACGCACGTGAAGGGCGGACGCCTTCTCGCCTATACAGCCCACGTGCAAAGCGAGTGGCCGGTCAGCCACGTCGATTTGGCGGATGCGGCGAGTCGTATCGACGTGGCAGAGTTGCTATTGCGCCGCTGCGCCGACGATGTGGAGCGCCACGCGCGCGCAGGACAGCAAATGTCGCTTGAGAACCGTGCCCGCGCGCGCATGGATTGCTCACAGGCAGTGCGATCCTGCCTCGAAGCAGTAGAAATCCTCTTCCTGGCCGCCGGTGGAGGCACGCTCGCCGACAAGAACCCGCTGCAGCGCGCGAGCCGCGACATTCATGCGGTCAACATGCACGGGTTCCTGGCGTTGCGAACCAACCAGGAGGTTTACGGCCGAGCCCTCCTTGGCCTGCCGCCAAACACGCCCATGATCTAGCCTTGCGGGCCGGCGCGGCAATGAAGCAGGCGATCTTTCCGGGGGTCGATCGTGCGCAGCATAGAGGTCCCCACATCGCGCAGCGCGAACGGATAGAGCGGGAACCCTCAAACGACGGTAGAGACCATGAGAATTGAATTCGAATCGGCCGTCGAACTCGCACGCAAGATTCGCACGAGAAAGATCAGCTCGCGCGAACTTACGGATCTCTACATCGACCGCATCGAGCGGCTCGACGGTGCGCTCAACGCCGTTGTGGTACGCGACTTCGAGCGCGCCAGGACTGCGGCGGAGGCGGCCGACCGGGCGCTGGCCGCAGGCCGCGACCTGGGCCCGCTGCACGGACTTCCCATGACCATCAAGGAGTCCTACGACATCGCCGGCCTACCGACGACCTGGGGCATTCCCGAGTTCAGAAACAATATCGCTGAGACGGATTCGGAAACCGTGCGTCGCTTCAAGGAGGCCGGCGCGCACTTCATGGGCAAGACCAACGTGCCCTTGCAGCTTGCCGACTTCCAGAGCTTCAACGCGATCTACGGCACGACCAACAACCCCTGGAACGTCTCGCGTACCCCGGGTGGTTCCTCTGGCGGTTCGGCGGCGGCGCTCGCCGCGGGCCTCACTGCGCTCGAGAGCGGCTCCGACATCGGCGGCTCGATTCGCAACCCCGCGCACTTCTGTGGCGTCTACGGGCACAAGCCGACCTGGGACATCGTGCCCACCCAGGGCCACGCCCTGCCCGGCATGCTGGCGCCGCCGGACATCGCGGTGATGGGGCCCCTGGCCCGCTCGGCCGAGGATCTCGCCCTCGCGCTCCAGATCGTATCGGGGCCGGATCCGCTGAACGCCCGCGGCTGGAAGCTCGAACTCCCGCGACCCACGAAGAAAAGGCTCTCGGAGTATCGCGTGGCGGTGTGGCCCGCTGACGAGCGGGCGCCGGTCAGCGGGGAGATCTCGGATCGGGCCCAGGCGGTGGCGGACCGGCTCGACAAGCTGGGTGCCACGGTCTCTGACACGGCGCGGCCTGCCATCGATTTCGACGCGAGCAACGAGATCTATCTCTACATGCTGAACGCCGTGATGGCTG